CAAATTCGGAGGTTTGTTGGCTGCCAATTGGAGCTTGTCTTACTTCAACTTGCTGTGGGCCGCTGAGATAGACTGGTGATGGGAAGGTGAATCTGGTTGGAACACTAGCATCAACAGAAGTTTGAATCTGACTTGGATCTAGAGTTACTTCAGAAAGGGGAACAACTACGTTGCTAGGTACACCACCGGACATTGGACGAATCTGGAGTGTTACTGGGATAGAATCATCAACAGTCTCAAAGAATACATCAATTGAAGTGATGAATATGCCATTTTCATCCTGAACAAAGAAGGATTGTGCAATAGGATCTCTATATTCCCAGATACGAACCTGATTTTGTGGAGTAGATGTTGGGGTTGTCGTTGTGGTATTGGTAATTGTAGTGGTTCTTACCGTTCTTGAAGGAATAATAGTAACATTTCTTGTAGTGAGGATGTTAACTTCGGTTACATTTGATACACCAGAAGATGCAAATTCAGCCTCAGCAGAACTCTCATTAAATCTAGAGTTTGAAACAAACTCATAAGGAAGTACGTTATCAAGAGTAGGAACGTCAATAACAGTAAAGGTATTTTCGCCGTTAATCCACTTAGGATTACCGACTACATCTGGATTAGGAATAAACAAAGATCCAATCAATCTGCCGCTGTTATCAGAAACTAGACGAATAGTTTTAATTCTGGCAATAGCCCCGGATGACTTACCAATAAGTTGCATATTGGGGGCGATAGAACCATAGAATTCAGTCTCAGAGTTTAACTGTAGGGCTCTGGTGTCAATGTTTACATAAGTTGAAGTTTCACTATAATCAGAAGGGGGTGGTTGCTGATTGAATGGAATTAGCCTGAATACTTCATTTGGTGCATTATGTGGTCCAGTCTTGTGGTTTGGTGAGCAGGCTCTGAAACGAATCTTGTGTGTAGTGAACAGTGGGTCGCTTTCAATCGTTTCTCCGATCTGGAATCTACCAGAAACCATCTCAATTTCCAATAGCTTGGGTACCAATATTTCTGCTTCTTAGATATCTAATTGGTTCAACATAGTTTGAAATAGATTCGGTGGTAGTATCGGTAGTTATTACCTCTGGTGGAATAATAACAGTTGAAGTGTTGGTAGTAGTGGTTGTAGTTGTAGTTGACCCATCTATGGGTGCGCCTGGGGTAAACTCAATAGCAAGTCTTCTATTTTTTCTTGCAGCTCTAATCTGAGTAATAAACTGGCTTGCAACTTCTGGTGGGAATAGCTGGTTAATCAGAGCAATATTTCTATCTGCTCTACCTCCTCTATTTTTTAGGAACTGTCTTACTTTAACGCCAAGTCTAATGGTCGTGCCATCAACAATACCGCTAGTTTTTACGATAGGTTGAGAGGGCCGCTTTCTATCAACTTTTACCCTAGAAACTAAATTCTTTCCAACCTTAATACCAGCAATTTTTTTAGTACCAGACAGAATATTTCTAGCATTTTGAATCCAATCAAAACTAGGAATGCCAGATTGAGTGACATTATCCTGAGTCCATACTTCGTCGTCCGCACCGACGTTATTAACAATTGTAATATTCTCATCAGGCAGTGGATCAAGAGTATTTTGAGTCTGATTAAAGCTGGTAGTGGTTACAGTAGACTCTGAGATCCAACTATCTAAAGGAGGATTTAACTCAATACTACCAGTCCAATAGCGAACTAAGAAAGGGGTAACACTTTCGGTCTTAGTTGCGTAAGGTTGCTCAAAGTAAAGAACCTCGTCATAGTTCAGAGTGATTAAATCACCAGTTTTCTTAACTCCAAGTGAACCTAGGTCACTAACATAACTGTGATCGGAGTTAGGAGAGAATGTTTGCGCAATACCGGCAATAGACTCAGAACCTAACTGAAGATCAATGGATGTAGTATAATGTGGTGGTCTCAGTGTATTGGTGCTAGTATCAATAGCTGCCCTATAACTTGGGTTCTGTAGATCATGGTATTCATGACTGCTAAAATTATCTACAAAGAATCCGCACTTAAACCGATCTAGGCCAGTTTCTGCATCTTTAATCGTAAAGTTCTCTGTTTTAGCCTCAAGAGCAGATAAAGTGGTAAATTCCTCAACTCTTTGAATTCTATCTTCAAGAATAGCGATATCTTCCATTCTATATCGCTTATGCTTAGCCATGTCAACTTCAACACTGTTAACATCATAAACATAAGGAGGAACTAGAATTGTAGCAATGTCTAGAGTATTTTCTTTAATTGATGGCTCTATTGGATCATCTGATGGAATACCCTGAGATACTTCAAAAGTGCCATCTGAATTTAGAAGGACTTTATCAATTCTGCCCAAATAATAGGAGTAGGATACATTAATATTCTCGCCGGGAGCTAATAGGTATCTTGAATATTGTCCATCTGAAGCGAAGCTTCTTGCCGCAAACTCAAATGGAGAATTGGTGCCGCCAGTATAAGGGGCTACTCTTGGTCTGATATCAATTTGATCGGTTAGTCTTCTGCTATTGTAGGTATCTACATTATGCTTGAAATCAGCCGCAGTATAGCTATTTGCCGTTACAAATTCGCCAGTATCCGTAGAACTAATTTCGTAACTTTGGAAGACAATTCTCAGTGATTTAGTTGGTTCTGTAATATTCTTCTTTCTGATAATTCTACTATAATCATAGAACGTGTCTCTTTGGCCGTTATCAAAGAGGTAATTCTGTGTTACGTTCTTGCTGCTAGGAGACTTAAGCTCAATATTAGCAACAGTAGCAGAGCTGCTAACTTGCTATTTGAAATAGTAAGGGTGGAAACTTTATTGAATTTCTTCTGCTTTGAATTAGGCTTCAGGTTATCTACGGTAGCAATGATATTACAAGTTCCAGTTGCCTTGGTGAGACCATAGAAGGTCAGGATCTTTCCGTTAGCGGATAGACTGTACTTGTCCTCGCGCATGGGCTCAATAGAACCATCAGCATAAGTAATGACAAAACGATCTTCATCAAAGGAACTAAAGAATACATCAGTGTCTGCGGCATCAATGGTGATAGAAACGGTAGATCCGGTTACTGTATTATTAGCAAACAGTCTGCGTTGGGTTACTACATTGTTCTCTAGATTTAGGCTTACAATATTAGCAGCAGGAAGTTCAGTTAATAGGCTTGAATTCTGAGAAAATACAGTTGGTGAAATTCTAATGACATTATTGACTTCAATAGTGCTAGCAGGAAGAACACCATCACAAACACCTGGGACAGTCGTAATGCCGGCAATAGTAAAATTAGTTCCACCTAGACTAACAGAAACTACTCTGTTATATACAGGATCGGTTGCATAATTGGTCCCAGTATATGAAATAATATCGCCGGGCTTGATTACAGTGTTAAAGGTATTCTGAAGACCAGCAGATACAGTAGAAATTCCAGCATTACGACCAGTAATCTGGAAAGTAGTTCCTGGGCTAGCAATGTATGATTTTGTATCAAGAAGTAAATCGGCATTAAACGTTGTAATACCTGAAACAGCATAAACTGATTTTACATCATCTAATGAGTAATCTTTTACATACTTAATCAGTCTACCATTCTCTATACCATCAATGATAACAGACTCATTCTCAAGGAAAGTACCATCTACTCCATAAAGAGTTAATGTAGTAGTACCGGCCCCTACAGAGGTCTTAACAAATCCTGTTGCATTGCTTCTTTGGCCTTTAATAAAGGTAGACTCAGAAACGGTTGTGCTAAAGGAAGTGTTTAAACCAATATTTGTATAAGTTTCAATATCAAACAGGCGAAGATTTACTCTACTTGTGTCATCAACAAAATCGCTTTCAGGGATAAAGTCATAGACCCTTGCTAGACCAATTGTAGTACCAACTGAAACGTGATCAGTAGCTCCTATTCTTGAGTCCATCAGACTGACAACAGCAGTTGTCCCTAGTCCGATAACAGGAGATCCATAAACACGGTTGATCTTGAAAAGAGTACCTGCGTTATAGCTAACTACTTGATTAGAAACCGTTTTGGTAGTTCTAGTTTTTGGTACGTCAATTAGTCTTGCAGAAATGGTCTCAACATCATAGCCATTCACATAAGCCTTACCGGGACCAATTTGATACACCATCTGATCTTCAGAAGGGGTGTTTCCGTTTACGGTAGTCTGATTACTAAAGTAGATACCATTGTTTAATACTCTATCATTCAGACTATCTCTTACAAACAGAGAGAAGGGCTTGACGAAATAGTTACCATCACTATCAAAAGTTCTTTTTGCTAACTCGTCCCTGATAATGTTGTATTGTGGGGTCTTCTCAAAGAATTGGGGAGATCCGTTTTCAAGCCTTAGGATTTCAACAAAACTGTCGGTAGCTAGGTCATCAAGTGGCTTTTTAGTTAGAATAAGATCAATCTTTAGACGATCTGCACCAGGGGCAGTATAATTAGAAAATTCTTGAGCATTATCGTAAAGACTAGCATCTTCATCTGCAGTTACAATAGTCTCAATAACATCAAACCCGACCTTATATGACGGGTTGACTCCATATTGATCTAATAGGATTGTCTGAGGGAAAACCTTAACAAAGTAGCCTCTGACAAAATAAACACCTTCGGCAATTGAAACTGAGGACGCCTTACCTACAGCATTAGTTCCAATAGTGTTAACTACCCCTTGACCCGCCTGTAGAGTAAGATTGGCATAGGTTAGGGGAGTTTCAAGAATGAGAGTTTCTCCATCAGAGAAAATCTTAGTGTCAAAGTCAGCGCCACCACTTTCAAGAAACTTTACGTAAATGGTATAATTGTTTCTTTCGGACTCAATATCGGTAATAACAGAGAAAATTTCTGCAGTAACCCCACTATTGGATCCTCTTACTTTCTTGCCTACAAGCTGATTTAAGTACAGTGAAACAGGAACTCCGTTAAAGCTGGATTCTATTTCTACAGAATAAATCGGATTATCATATCTTAATTGACCAGGGATTACAAGGCTACCTTCCTTGAAAACATGTCTACCAAATTGCTCTACCTGATTCTGAAGAATTGATTGTAGAGTGGTTAGCTCTCTTGCCTGTACAGGTCTGCTGGGATTAAACAGTACCTTATAATACCCCTTATCAGCGTCAAAATCATCATTATAAGGCGTAGTATTAAGATTGATTTCCTGGGGCATGATTTATTAAAACTGTAAAATTACCTTAATGTCTTCCCGTTGGTTTTGAGACCTAGTGATTGAAGGTCTATTGTCAACATGAATTATACTTCCAGAGTATTTCTTTACTTCTGGAGTTGAAACTCCATTGTTAAATTGCTGTCCAAGGTAGTATGTTCTGTTATTTATTGAGGTAGTTATACCCGTAAAAGTAGAATCTATACTTAGTGAAGAACTTTCACCAACAATAGTTAAACTACCACCAGAAACTGGAGAGGAAGTAAACTCAACTTGATCAAATCCATAAGGGGGATTGGCTACCTTTTCTCCACTTGTATTAAAACCAGCAGTAGTGCGATCTTGCCAATACTTGAGAACACCAGTTTGAGTGTTATAAGATACAACCCGACCAACGGCAGTAGCTCCAGTGCCCACAGTTTGAGTAATAAAGCTGTTTGCGGCAAAAGTTGCTGTATCAAAATTAGGTCCAGTAAGCTTTAGAGCAGATAGAGCGCTTACTTTATCAGTAGTTAATACTTCTGTTGAATTATAGGCAAGCGGATTGCAAACAACACCTACTCTAGCGATCTTATTTCCTACAATAAAGTCGGGATTCTGCGTATCGTTCTCAATTCGTGAGTACATGAGAACATTTTGAGCACCTAATTCACGGTAAATATCGGCGCCATGACCACCTTGAGGTGGGATAATAACATCAAATACGGGATTTGTAGTTCCTGCTGGGACGTTACCAGAAGCTAGGTCTACAGTACCAAAGGTATAGTTAGAACCACCTTTGGAAACGGTAATACTTTCTACTTTAGACTCGCTATTTACAATAATCGTGGCCTCAGCCCCAGTGCCATCACCTTTAATGGGCACATTACGATATTCTCTGTTGGCAGTACCTACACCTACTCCCCGATCTTTTATAGTGATTACCTTAATTTGACCACCATCCCGAGCATTATTTCTAATCGGGGCATAGGTTGTATCGGTCTTCCAGTTCTTTGGTACTGAAATAAAGTTGATACCATCAAATTTTACAACTTCTGAAGGCTTAATGGTGTAGAGATACTTCCAAATATACCCATCTCCACTATTACCTGCAGCCCTTGGCTCTAGATCTGTAAAAAGAGGCTCATCAAGAGAGGGTCTACCTTGAGGGTTTTCTGGATCTGTGCCATTTTGTAGGCAAATATAAACCCTAAAATCACTATTAACTACGTAATAGTTTGAAGAATAGAGAGAAGTGGCTTGAGATGGTTGGGCAAGATTATCTCTATTGATATCATGCCTATACATATCATACTTAATACCAGATTCCCAAGTAATCTTTCTAACTACTTGAGATACATCTTCTGGGTTAATCTTTTTAAGTGCAACAATGGTGTCCCAATAGTTGTTTTCTTCATCAAAACAATCTTTTGGTGCAAATGGGAAGGTATCCCAACTGGATGATAGATCATCTGAGTTGGTTAGACCAACAAAAGAATAAAAAACGTCAGTAGATGATGTAATTCCAGATACAAATCTACCTGCATTCAATATCCTAATTTGATCCGTTATGATTGCCGCCATTTGTATAGTTTTTAGCTATTTAGATTAGATTTTTTAGTTATAAAATTGATGTAAGGCCGCCAGGAATCCCACCAACAAATCCAGTAATTCTACCCCAACTAAAGTCACCGTAGTAATTAGTGACAATTCCAGTAAAGGAATTATTGGATACTCTCACTACAACCCTCTTAATAAAGGTTACACCCACGCCGGCAATAGTGCTTGAGGCAGTAGATACCTGAGCAACCTGATAAACGTTATCAAGATATGTACTACCAATACCAATTACGTTGTTATTGATATCATAGGTCGTAGGTGAATTACCAACGTTTGAATTATCAATAACAAAGTAATAGCCAGTTTGGATACCACTCATGGTGATGGCAGTACCCACAATAGCAGGATTTCTTAAATACGAATTCCTTGGAATATAAAGATCAAGAGCAAGACCAATAGTAGCAATACCGATAATGGAGGTAGATGCAATTCCAGTAATAACCCCAAAATCCCCTTGATAAATCACATTATCTAAAGTAAATGACTTAACATCTGGAGTTTCAATGAGAACCTGAGGTGGATTGGTGGTAGTGTAGAAACTTCCGGGACTGGTTACGGTAATTGTAGTTACAATACCAGAACTAATGGAAGCAGTTGCCCTAGCAGCTAAGGTTGAGCCAAACCCAATAGGATAGGAAATTGACACGGATGGGGCTGTGGTGTACCCAGAACCACCGTCATTGATGATAATAGAGGCAACAGTTCCTGCAACAGAAACGGATGCTGTTGCTGCTGCTCCTACCCAAGTGCTGCCTGAGACGAGAGAAATGGTGTTATCAGCATCTAATTCTGAACTCAAGTATGGGCGAGCATTATCAACAAAAATCTCAGTAGAAGAAGAATCTAGATCATTCAGAAGTCTTAGACTTGGGGCAAAGCTATAGTCATAGATTTCTCTATCCTTAGTTACAGCTTCACCATCAATGAACATGTCATTTCTTTGATAGCAAATAGTAACGGGCCTTAAAAGATCAACGTCTTCGGAGATACCATTTCCGTTGTAAAGGTTGGTTTCAACAATGTCGGTTGATAGAATCTCAGTGATTAGTCTAGTTGACTGCTGTAGGGCATCAGTCTCATCATTAATAGTAACTCTATCACCATCTTTGACTAGGGCAAGGATATCAGTGAAACGAGTATCAACATCAGTAGTGCCGCGATAGAAGAAGATCTTAGAAGTATCTCCAGCTTTTGGTGGCTCAGTGAAACGAATTGTACTACCACCATTGAATATAAAGCCCTGACCTGGGACCTGAAGTACATCGTTAATAGTAATGATCAGAGTTGACTGGACATCAATACTTGAACCAGACTTAGCTCTAATGGTTAGACGCTCACCATCAATAGAAATTGGGAATAAAGTCCTAATTCCATCAAATAGCTCATCAACTGGATCAATTACTTGAATGTCTCCAACTACCCATGCAGAGAACTCATCTTCATAAGTTTTAGCTACAGTGAGTTGGAATTCATTGAAAGATAGTGAGCTATTAAGTGGGATACCGTAGAGGCCGCCTGTAGCAACAGTAAGAATGTCATTTTGATTATATGCATAACCATAGTTTGTTAGCTCAAAATTAATGACACTTGATCCCTGACCAACTACTACGTTTACACTTGCCCCAGTTCCAATGCCCACTGGTGAAGATGCACTATAAAGTAAAGGAAGATCTGAATAAGATAATGGGGCATCAAAAACAACAACTGGGGGATTTGTAGTGGTGTATGCGACTCCAGGGTTTGTGATATTAACAGAATTGATCCTGCCTGCCTGAACTGTAGCAATACCAATATGGGTTACAGTAGCAATACCCACTGAGCTAAGTGCAACACCAACATTAATAAAGCCAACTGGTGAGTTGTTGATAGTTACTGTAACTGGGGAATTATTTGGGATTGAAACTGTAGTTGTTCCAATACCAGTAATAGTAACAGAGTTAGTGGTTATTCCATTAATAGTTCCATTCAAATAGGTTCCAATAGAAACTGTGCAATTAGAGCCAGTATTGCCTAGAATTAGCTTCCTGAACACACTATTCTGGTTTGACAGGAAAATGGTTGTAGAACCTACACCAACTGTAGCGGCAGTTGAAGTTTGAACTTGATATTCCGGTTGAGCCCTGTATCCACTACCTGTATTGCCTATTGCAATTGAATTAATTGTTCCAGCAATTGATACAATTGCAGTACCACCAGCGGACACCAGAGGTTGATAACCATAGCCCTGAGTAGATCCAATGCTAACGATGATGCCGCCCCTAGGAAGAGTACCGGAATTAACATCATAGTCACCCGCAGGCTGATCTCCCTTGAATCGGATTGAACTGATACTACCGGACTCAAAGATTTGATAATTTCCCTCAATGGGGATTAGAGAGTCTCTTTGTGGTTGCTGTAGAATCTGATTAACTAGGACAATTGCATTGTTAGATGCAATACCGACTAGATCATTTTGTTCTTGCTGCAGAGTAAAGACAGAAGTTATCCCAGTAAACCGTGGTGACAGGTTATCTAGAACATAGTTACTATAGTAGGTGTCTAATGAACTGTTTTCCTGTCCAGATCTAATGAAAACTCTTCCACTAAATGTAGCTGAAGTTTGGATACCAGTATAATCCTGATCAAATAGTGAATCTGGATTCTCTTGTGGTGTTAATCCATAGGGGGCTTCAATAAAGCTGATAGTGTTGTTGATGATGTTATAATCACCTTCTACCTTTTTGACAAGGCTTCCTGTAGTATGGGTATCCAGTTCTGTACCAAACCATGGTCTTTGTACTAATAGTCTACCAGTGCTACCAAATCCAACAATACTGATTCGCATGATCTCATCATCAATTTGAATGAGATCAGCACCAAAGAACTGAGTGGTATCAGCAACGTCAATAGCGTCATCAAACAATGTTATTGGGCTAGTAGTTAGAGTAGTAACTGCAAGAGAAACTACTGGTGCTTGAATAATATTATCAATAGAAATTAAAACTTTAGAGTTCTGCTGGGTTGCCGTTAAACTATGTTGGGTACCAACACCAATAGAAACTAAATCTAGAGTTCTAGGAATAGTAGCAAGTGCATCGGAAGCTGATGCTGCTACTTTTACTTCAAGCTCATTTTGCTTTACAATATACAAGGTAGATGGTAAGAGGTTAGTTAAACCAATTCCAATAACAGTTGTAGTACCAATGCCAATTGGAGAACCTAGAATACTAGCATCATAGAGCACCTTTTCTCCAGTAACAAAGAAGTGCTCTGGGATTCTAATTACGTTATTAACAAGGTCTATATCAGATTGTGGATTGAATACTTTCTGGAATATTGGTCTTCCATCTGCCAGTAAATCAAAGTCCTTACGGATTGCATTAGCTGTGCCATAATAGAATCCATAACTTTCCTGAATAGATCCATTAACCAAATCAAGAGTTAGATCTAGTTTAGCTGGGTCATAATTACCAATAGCATGTTGGTAAACTTTTACATTAGTTTGAATACTAGGATCAGGAGTGAATTCCACATTAACACTAGTTGAGGTAGTATTAACACCAATAGTCCCGAACCTTGCAGCACTTTCAATAATACCATATTCAACATACGCGGCGGTTGAAACGCCACTACAAACAACCAATTCGGAGAACTGAATTCTATTGTTGGTGAGATCTTCCACACCAATTACATAATAAGCACCACCATAAGTATTAATATCATAATTTGCAATAGTAGTAATTCCTGGGGATCCAGAAGCTGGTATTACTTTTGAGAAGGTTTCAATCTTAGAATTACTGAATTGAGTAGATCCTACACCAACAACTGAAGTATTCGCTAAGCCAATCAAGATGGAACTTACCTTATAAGTTGTAGCAAGTCCAGCATTTGGTTTTAATAGAACATTGATTGTTGAACCAGTCGCCTCTGCTGTGTAGGTGCCAATACCGGAAGAAGAGTATACAGATATGGTACCTGTAGACATTTGACCATAATCAATAAAGGTAATATTTGTACCATCGTTTACATAGTTAAACTCATTATACTCAAAATAAGTATTTTCAAAGTTAGAGACTTGAATAACAACTTTACCCTTATTATAAAGAGAATTAATACCAACAATAGGATAGGCAGTTGAAACTCCAACCGGAATCTCTCTATAATCGGTCTCTACAATAAACCCAGTACCAACGTTTGTAGTTCCAATTCCTGTTACTACGTCATTAAGAGAATAGTAAACATAGTTCACATTATAATCATTAACCTCAGTTTTTATTGGGAAGAATTCTAATTCTCCCTCATCTCCAGTAATAGAGAAATCAAAGGTACCGAGTTCAGAATAGGTACCGACGCTAGCATATTGATTAACATAACCAAAGGTTCCATTATGTAATAAATCAACTATCAGTGCTTGTCTTTCTTCTGTAAATCTACGATCCTGAACCAGGGTAATGTACTTCTTGGATCTGAAGCTAGTCAGCCTATCAACCTCTACGGTACTGAATACCTCATTTCTAGGAACATTATTAAAGTCAACGCTGATATCATCTATAGTAAGAACTCTATTGCCAATAGATTCAATGTAGTTTTGTAAGACTCTAGAATTAAAGTCTACTTCATTAGAATAAAGACCACCGGAGATAGTAATATTGTTCTCACGAACTAGATCAAAATCGTAGAAACAGTTAGTGCTAACAACACTTGAAATGTCATTAATAGCGGAGAATGATCCATTATCCTGAGAAGTGACAATGCCAGTAAATGAATCAGATTTGGAAATTACTTGAAGATCGCCAAATCTCTTAAAGCCGGCAGTATGATTCAGGTTGGCAACGGTTTCATCCCAGTTGCTAATATCAACTTCAGATTTTAAGGAATAGGAGAAGTATTGATAATAATCATTATCCGCAAGTCTTTGCAGGCTATTGCTCAGGAAGCCAGTTTCAGTGATCCAGCCTTTAGTAACGATTGAAGTTGGATTGATATTATAAGATGAATTGTACTTTATTACACTGTTAATAACACCTTGAGCGGATGAAGATTGCCCCTTGATGATCGTGTCAACGGTGAATTCATCCGTCCCTGATACCTTAAGTCGCTCATTTACCTTATCCCAACTTTCAACAATACCAACAGAATCACCAGATGTTACTACCTCTCCAGTAAAGAATTCATTTTTCTTTAGACTAACATCAAAGATCGGGAATTGTTTTTCCGGGATGATTCTACCATAAGAATTAATGGGATCAAATGTTCCTGGGATCTCAGTAGAATCTATAGTTGTTCCTAAATTATATGCGACAGTTACCGCAATACCAGAGATATTGCTATCAATAGCGGTTAGATCAAATAGTTTATAGTTAAATTCTTTTGAATTATATCCAGTTACGCCGGAAGTCTGCGCAACTGAAACATTTTCAATAAGAACCTTGTCGCCCACACTGAATGGGAAATTATCTGGGTCACTAAATGATGCACCTAGAGTAACAATAACGTCTTTGTTGACAACGTTAAATTCAATATCCCGAATAGAAATACCATTAGTGTTGTTGACTGGAACAATACGAGGTACGACATTATAGAAACCATTAGAGTTCTTTAGAACCGTAACTTCATTATCACCTAATTCATAACTAAGTT